CGAAGAACGCTATCTAATAGATAGAACATTTTTAAGAAAGAATATAGGATACTCTTCCGCCACTAATTATATGGCGTCTAAAAGTAGCGCAGAGATAGTTGGCGTATTAAATGGAGACGTTTGGATGACAAGCGAAGACTGTTTAAATATAGAAAAAGCATTTGCTAATAATCCAAACATTCACATACTTGGACCAAAACAAAGAGATGAACGCGGTTATATAACTCATGCTGGAATCATAGGCACTAACACAGAGCCTAAGCACAGAGGCTGGCGAGAGCACGATCCACAAGACCTTCTCTATAAGGACCAGGTCGATTGCGTTACGGTAGCAGGATCAGCCTATTTCGTAAGAAGAGATGTTTGGGATGACATGACTAACAACAAACAATATAGGGAGATGTATCCTGATGCTATAGGAGCGTTTTTGCCAACGCCACACTACTATGAAGAAACTTGGTGCTCCTACTTTGCAAGACATTTAGGGTACAATGTAGTGTATGATGGGTCTATATCAATTGGCCATAGTTGGCATGCATCAACGCCAAAGCCAGGAGAAGGCATTAGTCACGCAGACAAGTACTTCCCTATAAGTAGAGAAATTTTTAGAAAAGCATGTGATCACATAGGAATAGAAAGAGATTAAAATGACAGATAAATTAAACCCTTGGATATATAACGCAGAAGTAAAGAAGACAATTGATGGAGATACATTTGATATTTTTATTGATCTAGGTTTTGATACTTTCAAACATGGTAGAGTTAGACTTTATGGAGTAAACACACCAGAGAGTCGCACTACCAATCTTGAGGAAAAGAAGATGGGTCTTGCAGCAAAAGAGTTTACCGACCAGTGGTTGACAGCTGCAAATCACAAGGTTAAGATAGAGACGATCATCGATAAAAATGAAAAATACGGAAGAATACTCGCCAAAGTATATAACGAATCAGGTGCTTGTCTAAATACCGACATTGTTGCATCAGGATTAGCTAGAGAATATTTTGGCGTAGGCGATAAAACATTCCAGGAATTTAAGAAAGATAAGTAATGCAAACGTTTCTACCATACCCTGATTTTATACAATCTGTAAAAGTTCTCGACTATCGTCGGTTAGGAAAACAGCGTGTTGAAACTTTTCAAGTTTTAAATATACTACTTGAAAGAACGCCAACTAAAGGCTGGAGAAACCACCCAGTTACTCGTATGTGGTCAGGATATGAAGAGGCTTTAAAGTTGTATCAAAATTTTACTATCTTAGAATGGATAGATAGAGGATATAAAAACAATATGAAGTTTGAAGATGTAAATCATTCTTCTATTGTTTATCCAGATTGGTTTGGTCAAAACTTGTTTCATAGATCTCATAGGTCTAATCTTCTTAGAAAAGATTATGAATATTACTGTCAATATTTTGACGAGCCATCAGATCTAGAGTATCATTGGCCAGTATGAGTATTACAGTATATCTAGCAGGCGCTATGGACTATGTTGGGGATTATGCCAAGGGATGGAGACAAGAGGCTACATTTATGTTGTCCTTACGTGGATACAAAGTTCTTGATCCAACATCTATACCGGAAGACTACACAATGTCTGCAGATGAGATTGTACAAAAAAATTTATTTATGCAGAAGAAATCAGATCTTCTTCTGGTAGAGTACATGTTAGAAGATAGAGCTTACATAGGTACTGATTTTGAAATGGCTTGGGCTAAGATGAATAACCAACCAACAGTAGTTATGTGTTCTAATCAAAATAAAGATCGTCCATATATGAAATATATGGCCACAAGACTTGCAGATACACTGCAAGATGCTATAGAATATATAGCAATCCATTATCCAACAAAATAAAAGGAAAAAATAATGTCAGACAATAAGTTCAAATACTTTGCTGTTACAACAACAAGCTTGGTTAAGGCCAATAACAAGACAGAAGCTCAAAAAGTAGCCATGGGTCGCCGTGGATCAGACGGAGAACTTCTCTTCAAGTCAACAGAGATTGAGCGAATTTCATCAGTAGAAGCACGTGAGCAACTAGAAGAGTTCACCGCCTGATATTAATTATCGTAAGTGGGGGGTTGGGTTCTCCTAACCCCTCACTTTATTTATAAAGAGGAAAAAATGTTAATAGCACAAATGGTTGGAAAAAATGAATCAGGAAGATTCTTAGATGAAGTTCTACAAAGAATATCTACTCAAGTAGATAAAATTGTATTTACAGACGACTGCTCAGATGATGACACAGTAGAAATTGCTTCTAAGTATGCAAAAGTTTTTAATAATAATGAAACAATGTTTGAAAAACACGAAGGACATCTTAGACTTAACGCTTGGAAGAATCTAGAAACAGTAGCCAAGGAAGGTGACTGGGTTATTGCAATTGATTGCGATGAAATGCTCTTTCATGAAGATGGCATAGACCTTAAAAAAGTTTTACAGTCAAGCCCTTATGATGTAGTTAATGTTAGATTTTATCATATGTGGAACAAAACACAATATAGAGTTGACAAACTATGGGCTCCAAATAGTAGCTCTAGAATTTTTAGGTATAAAAATGGTGGAACATTCTTAGACAAGAAGCTCGCCTGTGGTTCTGAACCAACATATGTATCTGAATGGTTGAGTCAACAAAACTACTGGGTTCACTCAGGTCTAGTAATGCAGCATCTTGGTTACATTAAAGATGAAGATAAATTAATTAAGCATAAGCGCTACATGTCCATAGACAAAGGCGAGTTTCATAACATTCAACATATTGAGTCTATCATAGATCCCAATCCGGTATTAGTAAATTGGAATTTGCAATGAAAACATACAACACTAAAGAAACCATAATCAAGGTAACAGAGCTTATGGAAAAGAAAAAAAGATTTGCATTTGTAGCATATACAAGATCTTCATTCTTTTCTATCTTAGGTGACATTAAGGGCGACAAAAAACCACCAAAGAATTTTGTTCAGTCAATACTAACAAGCATTACATCTAGTGATCCACAGTACCATGCAGCTATACAACCAGACTTTATTTATTCTCAGCAAGATAAGCTTGCTAAAGTCGACTTAAAGGACAAGGTGTTCTATGACTCTTGTTTTCTTGAGAACTATATTAATGAAGAGCATGATATATTTAAAACATTCATGCAATACTATTTTAAACACAATAAAGTATTAGTCATATCTTTTCAGCATAAGTCAAACATTGGCAAGTTTTTTTCTAAAGACTCTGCATTCATACAGGTTCCATACAATGATTTCTATGATAAGGTAGATTCAATATTGGCTCAAGTGTCTGAATTCGATAACGAATATCAAATGTGCATACTTGATTGTCCAATGTTTGCTTCTGCTATAGCTCCTAAACTTTGGGAGAAAACAAAGATGTCAATCTTAGATCTTGGAAAAACACTAACTGTAGCACGAGCATTTGATAGAAATAAAGAGGGTGTACTTGAAGAAAAAATGGGAAGAACACCAAGACGATGATGAATTTCTTAAAGATCTTTTGTTTGAAAGTAACTTATCTTTAACTCAAATAGCAGCAGAACTATCTTTTTCAATTGCTAATTTAAATAAAAGAATTAAACAATTAGGTCTTTCTTGGATAAAAGAAAAAAATAGAAAGATGTCAAGAGGCCAAACAGCCTTGACTCTAGTTATGAAAAAACTTTTACCAGGAGAAGAAATTGTTAACGAGCATCACTTAGGCGAAAAGCTAAGACTAGATGTATACTGTCCAAAGTACAACCTGGCTGCAGAATATCATGGCAGACAGCACTTTTTTTATACTCAAAGATTCTTTGATACAAAGTATGAATTTGAAGAAGCTCAAAAAAGAGATGAAAAAAAGATGCAGATGTGCAAAGAACTAGGCATAGCTCTTGTAATATTTAGGTATAATGATAACCTCTCAGAAGAGTCTGTCTATGATAGACTGTTGGAAACGATAAAGAATGCACCGGATATGCCAGTGCGTGTTCAGAAAAGAACATTAAAAAATAATCAATTTTACTTAGAGGCAAAGAAGAAGAACTCTGAAAGTAGAAAAGATTATTATAAAAAAATAAAGGAAAAAAGAAAACAAGATGGAATCTGAACTAGATACGGAACAAAAAGAAAAAGAATTTCCGGTTGAGTATCAGATATTCTCCCTTTCCCTTAGAGAAAAAGATGCAATAAGTTTTTTTGATGCCTTTCTTCCAGAAGAAATAGTTGGCACGATACATGGCCAGACTGGAATAAACGAGTTCTACAAGGCGCTACTGGCATATCATCACACCACAAAGCTGGATATAGTAAATCCTATAGCCTTTAAGGTGTGGTTAGATTCCGAAACTGATATCTATTCAGCTCTGGGTGGCACATCTGGCGTTGGTGCAATGATGGATATTTTAATGTCCCTAGAGTTGTCTACTCCAGAGTCGATTACTAAGCTGGTTAAGCACAAGGCCAATAAGAGAAAACAATTAGATTCTTTGCAAGAGCTTCAGATTTTAATAACTCAAAAGGGAGAAAAAACTGAAAAAGATATATCACGAATAGCTCAAATAACTTCTGATATTAAAGATCTTGAAAACGAATTAAATTATAATCCACTAGACAGTGTAACTACTGCTAATGACATATCAAAAAGAGCAGAAGACCTATTGGAGATACCAAACTTCCTGCCTACTCAATATAAGTCTTTGAACAGAGCCATGGGGTACACCGACGAAGGTGGATTCTTTAAAGGTGCAGTACACGCAATAATTGCAGCATCAGGGAAAGGGAAGAGTACATTTGCAAAGTGTTTAATTAATCACTGGGCTGACTCTGGCTATAGGGTTCTGTACGTAAACTTTGAAGAGGCAGTCAACCATTGGGAAAGAGTTTTGATGACTCAAATAATTGGAAAGAATGTCTATAAAGAATCAGGGACTTGGAACGAAGAACAAAAAAGTAAGTATCTTGGAATCTTTAGAGATAAGTTAAACCAATGGGGAGATAGATTCATGGTTAGACATGATCCTGAAACTCCTTATTTTGAAGACTTAGAGAGATGGCTAAGAGACATTATGGGAAATAATGATCGCATTCCAGATGTGATTGTTATAGATACTATCCAGTCTATGTTTACAAGAGGCGGAAAAGGTAAGCCTCGTTGGGGAGAGTTTGAGGAGATGATGGTTCGCCTAGAAAAGCTAGCTAGAGATATGAACTGTGTGCTTATCATTACGGCACAAGAAAACTCAAATAGAATGAAAGAAAAAAGAGAAGTCGTTCAACAGTCTGACACTGGTGGCTCTTTAGCTATACAACAAAAATGTGCAGTAACAATATTTATTACAGATAAAAAGCTAGTTAGCGGTGATGATTCAGAAGATGAAAACATTATGCAGCTTCAAATACCAAAGAATAGAATTACCGGATCTACTTTTGTCTATGATTCTCCTATGGTAAAGTATGTAGACGAAAGAAAAACATATGAAGAGTATGAAGCAATCACTCAAAAAAGTTACAAGCAAGATTCAAATTTTGATGTCAGCGATCTAGCTGATTCAATGAACGTTATTTAGGAAGTTATGTTAAAGCTAACAGTTAAAGAATTAAAAGATTATCAGCTATGTGGAAGACTATATGATTATAGGCATGTAGATAAACTTACCGAAAAAATAGGTGGAAGAGATCTTACATACATAAGATATGAGAATACATTGAAGAGTATAGTTAATTTCTTTTTTTACAAAAAACAATCAGGTTCGGTTCCGTCTTATGCTTCCCTATTAAATAGGTGGGAAAAAATATGGTACCCCAAAGGTACTACGGCATATGACATAACACATGAGCAGCATGAGAGCTTTTATGGCAATAATGCAAGCCTAACCAGCAGAGCTGCTTCAGCCCTGCTAGCTATATCAGAAAACTTTTCAGACAGTGGGATTATACCAATCGCTATAGATGAAGAATTCATAGTGCCGGTCAATAATAAGGTTGCTATTACTGATAAGTTTGACTTAATATATCATTATAACAAAAAAGTATATGTAGTTAAATGGGTCTTCAACATTAAATTTAAAAAACAGTACCTATACTCAACAGACTTTGCTGTCATGAACATGAGCTACTTTAGTAAGTATGGTAACAAAATAGATATAACAGAGTTTGGCTACTACGACCTATTGAATCCTAAGCCAAACTTTACTAAGTTTGAAAGCAAAAAAGAAGATCTTGAAACAGTAGATGCGTGGTGCTCTACATTACATGAGGACAAATTATTCCTACCTAGAAGAGGAATGATATCTTATTGCACATCATGCCCACACGATGCGGTTTGCTCTAAATGGAATATCAGCACAAAAAAGGATGGAAATATAAATGTCAAATAATATACTTGATGAAATTTTATCAGAGAATAACAGTGTAGTGCCAAGAAAAGATGAAGACAAAATACTTGAGCCGATTTTAGAAGAAATTAATTATATATTTGATGAGTCTATAAAATCTTTTGTAAGATCTATTCTTTTAAGAGCTTCTAGTTTTTGGTCTATACCATCAAGCTTCTCTGGAAAGTATCATCCAGCTGACGAACACAACTATGGTGGCAATGTCCTTCATACAAAAAGAGTTGTTAGAGCAGCTAAGATAATGTGTCAATCATACTCTTTGAGTAGAGAAGATACTGATATAGTTTTTGCAGCTTGCATATTACATGATGTCACTAAAGGTATTAAGCTTGAGGGAGAAGATTCTTTTCATTATGACCCGATGCATCCGTACACTGTTGCAAGATTAGTGCAAAGATGTCAAGAAGACGACAAGAACTATGCTTCTGAATCACAATCTTCAACCCTTTTTGTATCCGAAGATATAATACAATCAATCTTAAGACTAGTAAGATGCCACTTGGGGCCGTGGTCTCCAGTCCCAGAAACGATTCCCATTACATACATGGATATGATAGTTCACTTAGCGGATAACGTTGCGTCAAAGGTTCACTATATCGTCGATGGAGATACTATAAACTTAGACAGATGGAAGACGGAAAAAGATGAACGAAGTTGATAATCGTTTATTAAAAAGATTTACAGCAATAAAAAAAATGGAATATTTCATAGAAGAATCTGTGTATTATAGGACTCATTCAGAAGAAATGATAGAAGATAATAAGATGATTTTGTGGAATTCAAAACAAGAATCTGGTAAAATACCACTATATGAAAATAGAAGTTGAAGAAAATAAGTTTCTTTCACAATGGAAATATTACGAAGTAGCTAGATTCGTTCCATCTCTTAATAGGGTGATTAGAGATAAGAAGAATGGTCAACCAGTTATACTAACAATGCAAGAGGTAACTCCATACGCCAAAGCTAACGATAATACTGGCATATATACCTCTGTCTTTGCTTATAATAACCAGGACATAAGTGAAGCGATAAGGCTTGGGCCACTTTACTTTGACATAGACAGTGAGTCTATAGCAGATGCCTACGAAGACTGTATCAAGTTGTACAATCACCTAACCCAGTATATACCAGAGAGCGCTGTGCTGGTTTATTTTACTGGCAAAAAAGGCTTTCACATAGAATGTGAACCAATTTGCCTAGGAATAAACCCGTCTAATACCCTTCCTAAAATATATAGATTTATTGCCAATGATCTCAAGTCCAAGCTTGGCTTAAACACATTGGACTTTAGCGTATATGATGCTAGAAGAATGTGGAGACTTCCCGGTTCAAAGCACCAGAGTACTGGATTTTATAAAACTCTTTTAAATCCATATGGGCAAGATAACATTTTTACAAAAGGCATAGAATCAATTAAGGAATATAGTTCCAGTCCATCTTCTTTGGAAGTCTGCAAACAAGAATTCAGCTATAAAGCAAACGAGTGGTACAGACAATACACATATGATATAGAAGAGCACGAGAAAAGAAAAGACGATCCATTAGAATATTTTAATAAATACGGAGCCAAAGCTTTTAAGGACCTTAAAGAAACTCCTAAAGTTTTCAATAAAGATAACCTGTTAAATAAATGTTCTGCAGTAAAAAGACTTAACCAACAAGCAATTGATGATGGCTATCTAGAACATGAGGCTAGATTATTCCTGTGCTCAATACTCACTTATACAGAAGATTCAATTAAATACTTGCACGAAATACTTTCTCATTGTAAAGATTATAATTTTTCTAAATCATCCTCTCATATTAACGATTGGATAAAAAGAAGACAAATGTCGATTGGTGGTAGACCATACACTTGTGAAAGAGCTAATTCAGTTGGTGTTGGTTGTGGAGAGTGTTCGTTGGAACAAAGAAATAAATACGTAAAAGTAAATGGAAGATTTATAGAAACTCAAGAAAAATCTTCTCCATCACCAATTAGGTTTGCGTATAGTTCTGTACCAAGAAAGGAGGAACATGAATAACGAAGACGATGATGCAGTAGGCGTTTGTACTGAATGCGGAAATCAACAGCCAGATAAGTATATGTTTAATAGCGTCTTTGCCCAAGAGGGTCACTCAGCTGTTTGTAAATATTGTGGCGGAACAGTAGCGGTATGTTATAGAAGCGAAGTTCAACAAGTGTTGCAAACAATCAAAAGAAAAAGAGGATTAGGTTGAAAAACTGGACCAACCTACACAACCATACCGTATTCTCTATGCTTGATGGACACGGTAGTGTAGAAAAATACCTAGAAAGAGCTAAGTCATTAGGAATGACTGGATTGGCTACTACCGATCACGGAAATATACATTCGTGGTTAGACTTTTATGATGCCGGAAAAGCTGCAGGCGTAAAGCCAATTCTTGGTTCTGAATTTTATCAGGCTAGAAAAACTAGATTTGACAGAGATGAAGAAGAGAGATCAGGTCCTTCAAAGAATGAGTGGGAACAAAGAGGTCCATATCATATAACTATCTTGGCAAAAAACAATATTGGATATCACAATATAATAAAGATGTCATCTAGAGCCTTTACAGAAGGTTATTATGTCAAGCCAAGAATAGACCACGATTTAATATCTCAAAACTCAGATGGGATAATAGTCTTATCAGGATGTCTTAATGGAGAGGTATCTCAGGCACTGTTGAGAAAAGATTACGACACTGCATTGAAGCATGCTACAACAATGCAATCAATTGTTGGTGCAGAAAACTATTTTATAGAGATTCAAAACCACGGCATTGAAGAACAGCTGTCCATCATACCTGATTTAATTAGATTAGCTAATCACATTGGAGCAAAGGTCGTTCCATCTGGTGACTGCCACTATGTACATCAGCACGATGCAAACGCTCATGACATAATGCTCTGTGTGGCAACTAACTCCAATATACATACTCCTAATAGATTTTCTTTTTCTGGTGATCAGTTCTACTTGCAATCATACGATGAAATGGCTTCTATTTTTTCTGATGAACTTCTTAAGAATACAATGCACGTAAATGACATGATTGATGTTGATTTAAAGTTTGGAGATATGCATTTTCCAAACTTCCCAATACCAACAGCAGAAGATTCAACAACATACTTTGAAAGACTTGCGTGGGAGGGTTTAAAAAAGAAGTATGGAGACCCACTACCCAATCATATATTGGACAGAGCCAATCATGAGTTACGAGTAGTTAAAGATATGGGTTTCCCTGAATACTTCTTGGTTGTATCAGACCTTGTTAGATGGGCTAAAGACAACGACATTAGAGTAGGTTGGGGTAGAGGTTCTGCTGCAGGGAGCGTACTATCCTATGCTTTTGATATTACTAATCTTGATCCAATTAGATTTGGTTTGATGTTTGAAAGATTCTTAGTAGAAGGAAGAAAGTCCATGCCGGACATCGACCTTGACTTTGATGACAGACACAGAGATAGGGTTATTGAATACGCAAGAACTAAATATGGAGAAGACCATGTTGCACATATCTGCACGTTC